AAAGCAGGACAACACCCAAGAGCATTTGAAGTATACGGAACATTACTTAAAAATATGGTGGATGCAAACAAAGAATTGTTGAATATTCAAAAACAAATGCGTGAGATGGATAAAACCAAAAAAGAAGTTAACAACACCAATATTGATAAAGCCATCTTTCTTGGTTCAACAGCAGACTTAGGTAAATTCTTAAAGCACAATGGCAAAGACTAAAGAATCGTACCGTGATAACCCCCTACTCAAAAGAGTAGGTGTTCAGGTAAACTATACACAAGACCAGTTTGATGAATACATCAAGTGTGCTTGTGACCCCATCTATTTTGCCAAATACATTAACATTATTACACTAGATGAAGGTCTTGTACCTTTCAATATGTATGACTTTCAGAAGGACATGATACGAACATTCCATGAGAATCGTTTTGTCATCACCAAATGTCCTCGTCAGGTTGGTAAAACAACTACTGCGGTTGCATATCTTCTTTGGACTGTTTTGTTCCAAGATTCACAGACTGTTGCCGTTCTTGCCAACCGTGGTGAAACTGCTCGTGGTATTCTTGGTAAACTCCAGTTGGCGTATGAAAATCTACCAATGTGGTTGCAACAAGGTGTCATTGAGTGGAATAAAGGTCGTATTGAACTGGAAAACGGTTCAGTCATTATTGCATCATCTACATCATCATCGGCAGCCCGTTCAGGTTCGTTTAATATCGTGTTCCTAGATGAGTTCGCTTTCGTTCCGTCTAACATTGCAACTGACTTCTTTACGTCTGTCTATCCAGTTATTACCGCTGGTACTAAAACTAAGATTCTAATTGTATCTACACCAAATGGTATGAATTTGTTCTACAAGATTTGGCAAGATGCAATCAACGGAAGAAACAATTACAAGCCATTTGAGATTCATTGGTCTATGGTACCAGGTCGTGATGAGGCTTGGAAAGAAGAAACAATTAAGAATACTTCTGAACACCAGTTCCGTCAGGAGTTTGAAACTGAATTCTTAGGTTCTACCAACACATTGATTTCTGGTTTGAAACTGCAACAACTGGCTTACCAAGAACCGGTTGCAGAACATGACATGATGAAGATATACAAACATCCAATCAAAGGTGATGAAGAAAATAAGAAAGACCACCTATATGGTATTTGGGTTGACGTTTCAGAAGGTAAAGGTCTGGACTCATCCACGTTCTCGGTCATTGACTTATCGGTAATGCCTTACGAACAAGTGGCAACTTATAAGTCATCATCAGTTTCGCCTATTCTTTTTCCTACGGTCATTCATAATGCTGCAAGGTATTATAATGATGCGTATATCCTAGTAGAAATAAATAACAATCCTCAGGTGGCGGATATTATTCACCAAGACCTTGAGTATGAGAATCTATGGAAGATATTTACTGGTAATAAGAAACCACAGCAGTTGTCTGCTGGTTTTGCCAGAGGTATTCAAATGGGTCTGAAAATGTCACCTCAGGTGAAACGCATTGGTTGTTCTAACCTCAAGACAATCATTGAAGGTAACAAGTTGATTATTAACGACTTTGATACCATTTCAGAACTTACCACTTTTGTGGCCAATAAAACTTCATTTGCGGCTGAGTCAGATGCCAATGATGATATGGTTATGGGTCTAGTAATGTTTGCGTGGGCAACCACTCAAAAGTATTTTAAAGAAATTGTTAACCAAGATATTCGTAAACAGATTCAGCTGGAAAGTATGAATCAGTATGACGAAGAAGTTTTACCGGCACCCATTATTGAAGATGGATTAGACCACGAATTTGATGTAGTTGGTGGTGATGTTTGGGAAAAAGCCGATTCAGGTCAGACTTATGCAGCTTTTATTAGAAATTCTATGAGAAATCTCTAAATATGACCTATCATAAATATCAGTATGGTATCATAACTGCCAAAATAACATCATATTCAAGGAGATAATAAAATGGCGTTTCAAATCTCTCCAGGCGTCAATGTTTCTGAAGTAGACTTAACAACAGTAGTTCCTTCAGTTCTAACAACCGCCGGTGCATACGCTGGAAGCTTCCAATGGGGTCCAGTAAATAAACGAATTTTAGTTGATTCTGAAATTACCTTAAACAAAGTATTTGGTAGTCCAGATTCTAATACATACGTTACATACTTCACAGCAACTTCTTTCTTGGCTTACGGCAACAACCTCAACGTTGTTCGTGCAGCTAACAATGCTACTTACAATGCGGATGCCAATACAACTGGTTCAAACATTCAAGTTACAAACGAAGATGCCTTCCAAGCAACATACTTAACAAGCAATAACAACAATGCTTATGGTGCTTTCATGGCTCGTTATCCAGGTGCTTTGGGTAACTCGTTGACCATTTCTTTGGTTGACTCTGCATCTTACTCTGCAACTTGGAACATTGGTGGTGTAGGTATTACTGGTTACGTCAATGGCGCTCCAGGTACTTCTGCACAGGCAACTTCTGTTGGCGCTGCTAACGATGAAGTTCACATCGTTGTGATGGATACTGGAGGTCTATTTACTGGTGCCAAGAACACCGTATTAGAAGTGTTCCAATACCTATCAAAAGGTTCTGATGCCAAAGATTCTTTGGGCAATTCAAACTACTACAAGAATTATGTTTTTAATAACTCTAAGTATATCTACGCAATTGACCCACCAAGTTACTCTACAACTTCAGCCACATGGGGTTCAGCATTAGCCAATACAAATTTTGCAACAGTTTCTACCGCTCAAACATTTGCATTATCTGGTGGTGCTGATGCTGCCGTTCAAGATTCTGACAGAACTAATGCTTACGGTTTATTTACAAATGCTGATGAAGTTAACATTTCACTAGTGTTGACTGGCGGACATTCTACAACAGTTCAACAATATGTAATTGACAGTATTGCCAACTCCCGTAAAGATTGTGTGGCTTTCTTGTCACCACCTTCTTCTGCTGTTGTTAACCAATCAGGCAACGAAGTTACAAACATCACCACATGGTATAACAGTTTGGCTCGTTCAACTTCATATGCTGTTGCTGACTGCGGTTGGAAGTATATGTTTGACAAGTATAACAACACCTATCGTTGGATTCCATTGAACGGTGATACTGCTGGTCTTTGCGTATACACCGACACAGTTCGTGACCCATGGTTCTCACCTGCTGGTTTCAACCGTGGTAACATCAAGAACGTTGTTCGTTTAGCTTGGAATCCAAACAAGACACAGCGTGATACGTTGTATGCCTTGGGTATCAATCCAGTTGGAACATTCCCTGGTAACGGTACAGTATTGTTTGGTGACAAGACCTTGCAATCTAAACCATCCGCATTTGACCGCATCAACGTCCGTAGATTGTTTATTGTATTAGAGAAAACAATTTCTCAGGCTGCCAAATACACATTGTTTGAGTTCAATGATGAATTTGCTCGTGCTCAGTTTGTTGCTCTAGTAACTCCATTCTTGCGTGATGTTCAAGGTCGCCGTGGTATCTATGACTTCCGTGTTGTTTGTGATACTACAAATAATACTCCTCAAGTTATTGATGCTAACCAATTCGTTGGTGATATTTACATCAAACCTGCTCGTGCAGTCAACTTCATTCAGTTGAACTTTGTTGCAGTAAGAACTGGTGTTGATTTCACAGAAGTCGTTGGTAAGTTCTAATAAATAACCACGATAATAGGAGAAATTAAATGGCATTTAATGTAACAGATTTTAGAGCACAGATGGTTGGTGACGGTGCCCGTCCCAACCTATTTCAGGTCACTCTAACCTTCCCAACAGTTGCTAACAATAATGTTCTTGCTGGTCAAAAAGCAACATTCATGGCTAAGTCAGCACAATTACCAGGTTCAACAATTGGTACCGTAACAGTACCATATTTTGGCCGTGAAATGAAGTTTGCAGGTAATCGTACCTTTACTGATTGGTCATTACAAATCATTAACGATGAAGATTTCTTAATTCGTAACTCATTAGAGTCATGGATGAATGCCATCAATAGTCATAATGGTAACGTAAGAAACTCAGCAGCAACTAACTTGACTGGTTATTCCGTAGATGCAACAGTAACACAATACGGAAAAACAGGAAGTGTTTTAAAGACTTATAAGTTTGTTGGTTTGTTCCCACTAGATTTAGCACCAATTGATTTAGATTGGGGTTCAAACGATACCATTGAAGAATACTCAGCAACATTTGCGTAT